GGCACCTTCATTAATATCCCAGTTACCTTCAAGTAACTGCTTACGCTGATGCTCCGGCAGAGAGAGAAGCATCGCTTCATAGTCGCCAGAGTCAGATAAGTACGGATTATCAAATAGAGAGGCTGGAATAAAGCGGCGCTTAAATAGAGGCTGGCCCTCTTTACTATGACCTTTAGGGTAGGTGATCGTTTCACCAGATTCAAGATGAGTTGCCCAAAAAGACTGGTTCGATCTTGAAGGGTCAATAAACATCTTTTTAACCCAAGCATGTCCACTTCCTCCGGGGTTTGTTGTTGCCCTCATGTAGAGGCCTAATTTATTAGAGTGTGCAGACCTCAATCGAGATCTCATATAATCCCAAGCGTAAGGTGAAGACCATTGAGTAAGTTCGTCAAATCCAATCCAGTTAAAAGCCTGACCCTGATAGCGTGTAACATCTGTGTCCTTATCCAAGTATGACATCCAGAGGCGACCGCCTTGAGGTGATGTCCATTGAGACTTACGCTCTGACCATTTAATGCCCGGAATAGCACGGGGATATAGCTCCTGAGACTTTTGTATTAGTTCCCTTAGTTCTTCTGTTGTGTGACGTACAAGTAGGCCACTAAAGTTCGGATCGTTCAAACCATGTAGCGGGTCAGCTAACATAGCGTAGGATTTACCACCACCAGCTGCGCCACCATAGAGAACCTCACGTTCTGATGCGCTCAAGAAGTATGACTGTGGCCCTGGGTTTGGCTTGAATACTACCTCTTGTGCTAACTCTACGTCAAAATCAGCTGCCTTAACTGTAGCAGGTACGGTTTTAGGCTCTTCAATCTTCTCTGATACTGTAGCTACCGACTCGGCCTTGCTCAAGTTTTTCGATCTGCGAGAGCGCTTCTTTGAGCCGCTGGGTGAGCTTGCGTTTAATTGCAGCTGATTTCTTACGTTTTTGCTCAACTTTAATTCTCTTATGTAATCCCATGTGTGAGATGTATCGCCCAGTAGTCTTACTTAACCATATCGCTACTTCACGATAAGAATACTGCTTTAAGTGCCGCTTGGCAAGCTCTAATGCTTCTAATTCTTCTGGAATAGGTTCTAACAGCCTGTCATTTTCTGGGTGAACTCTATAACCAAAAGGAACTTGCCGTAAGGAAACACGAGCTATTACATGCCACTCTTTCTCCTCACCCTTAAAAGGTTTTGGTAGCTCCCAAAAACCTAGATCTCTATCGTAGTCATATTTTGACAATGTTACTCGTTAGAACCTTCTTTTGGTGGTAAGTAAAAGATGCCACCTCCATTAGAAGTTACATCTACTTTATCTACCTTACCAAGTCCTGCACGATCAAGCAAGTCCTTAGCAGCAGCCATCTTCTCTTTGATTCCTAATTCAGTAGGATCTGAGAGGGCATCAACTAAAGCCATAACAGCCTTAGGCGCAGAACGAGCAAAGTGTGTACGTGTAGCAGCACCAATCTCATCTTTAAGAGATTCAACAATAAGGCGTGTAGGTGTTTTATCACTGTAGCCAGCTAATTGCTTAGCACGAACAACATCTCCACCCGCCTCATCAAATAAGACTTCTAGGAACTTTTGCTGGTTCTCTGTTAAGTTACGGGCCATAGTATATTCCTTATAGAGGATTATCGACTAGCTCATCATACGCTTTCCATATATCATCTACTTCTGTCTGTAGAGTATCTAGCGTATCGCCTAGTCCATCTGTAATAGTTGTAGCCTTATCTACTTGGCTACGCAAGTCTAAAAGCACCTTCTGCTGCTCTAAGATCTGTGACATGTTTGTGCTTAGCTGTGCAAGCTTCTGGTTCAAACCACGTACATCGTTGTCTGCAATAGCCTGCTCTAGTGTTTGAATACGAGATACAAGCCTAGCTTCTAGTTCTTGTAGCTTTGTAATTAGCAAAGAATCTAGTACTACTATCTCACCAGCTAGAGTGTTCTGAACCTCTGTGAGGTTGCGCTGGGCTACAGTCTCTACCTTAGTTACTCTGGTAGTAATCTCCGCAGCTTTTGCATTGAATGCAGCACTATTCTCCGCTACTTCTGCAATGCCAGCCTCTACACCGTAGAAACGCTGTAATGTATCATAAGACCAATACACACCACCTGCAACTGTAGAAAGAACTGGAAGTGCCACAGCAACCATCCAGCCCTTAATGTTGTATCCACCTACGCTAAACTCAAAGTCCATCATTGTGTTGGCATCGCCCCATACTGATTAATGTATTCACCTGCTGCGTAGATCTCTGTAGCACTCTTCATCTCAGGTGTTAAGTAACCCTGGAAGCCTGTACCAAAACCTGAGTCATCCCAAGTGATAACAAACTCATCAATAGACTGTGTATATGTGATAGCTGTGTAGCTACCAACCATGTAGTTACCCTGTGCAGCGTAGTTGTCTACAGATGCTGTAAGTTCATCGTTGTTAGCCGCAGCCATGAAAGCACCAGCCTGTTGAGCAAAAGTCTCTACTGCTGTTACTGCCTCGTTATACTCGTTAACTTCAGCAGCGTCTAAGCTATATGCGTCTGTCTCTAGCTTAGCCTGTAGCTCAACCTGCTCAGGCTTAGTGTCTGCCTCAGATGCGATAGAAGCGACCTCAACTGCTGTCATAACTACAGCTGTAGCAGCAGTCAGGTTATCTACTGCAGTGTTCAAGCTATTCATAGCCGCTGCATGTTCTTGCATAAATAACTGCTCAGCTGTACTAGCAATGGCATAGTCATGCTTCAGTATAAGGTCTTTAGCTTCTAGGTATGCACCTAGCTCATCTGTGGTAATGATACCCTCACTAAGTGCATCATCGTTAATCACACCACCGATAGCAGCATAACCTACAGCACCTACAGTCATAACACCACTGTTAGTGATACGATCCTGAATATCGCCAATAGAAGCGATAAGCATGTCAATCTTCTCTTGACCAGTTAGCTCGTAGTTAGTCTCTTGTGCGCTTACTGCTGCGGAAACGCTCACTAAGGCTGAGCTTAGGAGTATCGTCTTCAAAGATCTCTTCATCTGTGTCTTCCTCTCCTACCCTAAGTAAGGTATCCCAAAACGCTTTGTCTGTCTCATACCCAACGATATAAAGCGCTGGACTCTCTCTGTACTTCTTTATCGCTGCCTTCCCCATAAGCAGCTTACCCGTCTTACTGTCGTTGATAGGGCATGGGGTATTAGCTAACATCATACTACGGAACACTACAGGGTCTTGGCACAATACAGATATAGCGGATACCTGTAACCCTAAGCCACCTACTTGCTGGGGTGCTCCTAAGAGCCTAGCGTTCTTACGTCTGTTACAGGCTTCATCCTGCTCCATCTTACCAGAGGATAAACCTAAGACGCTTATCTGTATCCCTGTAGAGCTAGGTAGTAAGCAACTATCGTTACCGCCACCACCCATCATCGTAGGAGCTATCGCTGACATAACAGGGGCAGCTGAACCAGCACCCGTAGCGTTGTAGTTGTTAGTTACTGACTCCTCAGAGTTGTTACTGTCTACGGTACTGTGGTCATAACCGTTAGAGAAGTCGCCTGTAACATCACCAGCCTGTGCAGTCATCCCCAATAACATCACGGAGATCAGGGTCACTGCACATAAGCTGTAGAGCGGCGTCTTTCTGACCGATGTATGTAAGAGTTTGTGCATCTAAGTTCCGTTGGCATTTGGCATCATTAGCCGGGCAAGAGGAAGGTAAGACCACAGATGAAGTACTACATGCAGTAGTTATACTCATACAAACCAGAAATGCAAGACTATTTAAAGTTGCCTGCCACGACATTGCGGATTTCACCACGTGCGATACCGATGTCATGCAGTTCTTTGTCTGACATATTAGTGAGAATCCAGTAGTCTGCACGTGCTTGTTGTGCCTTTTGTAAGCTTGCCAAGAAGTCTGTGAAGGTCTTAATAATAAGTGTGAACATTGTATTTTCCTATGTTATGCCCAGCACTATTGCTAGACTTGCATAGTTATACATATGTTAGAACTATTTACCTCTGCTAAGTTTGCATACCCGTTATCCGTTATATGCCAGAGAAGGTCTCTGTTACAGTTAGGATAGTGTCTACGTGTGCTGCTGTATCAGGTGTTACTTGTATCTTATCACCAGCAGAAAGTACTAACTCAATCTCAGAGAACGTGATATATTCATTGGCACCCAGGTTCTTACCTGTAAGAAAGTGTGACGTATAGTCATCCGCTGCTACGTACCACTCAATCTCGATGCTAGTGTTACCTAATGTATTGATAACGTGAAGATAGCTTACCTCAGCCACACAGTTAGGAGGACAAGTATATACATCCTCTGTAGTAGTCGTTTCATTGTGACCCCATACAGAACGCCTACGAGCAGGTCTACCTTGGTGGTTGAGGGATACAGCCATTACTCGTCAACCCACGCTTCATTCTCTGGGGTGTTAGGGTCATCAGCAATAAGTTGACCTTTAGCGTTACGAGCACGTTTCTTACCTGGAGGAGGTGTAGCTTTCTTAGCTTTCTTCTTAGGCTTAGTAGCTACAATGTCTGCTTCCTGACAAATAGCATTGACGTTAGGGTCTTTGCTCTGCACGTTGCCATAGTTGTCTTCACCAGCAGATTGATTACCCATGGAGTCCCATACGTAGCCATGCTCATCTACACGATAGCCCTTAGCTTCCAGTGCTTCTTTATATTTATGGTAGTATTTCATTACTTCTTACCCTTAACTGTTTTAGCTGCAGCATTAAAAGCAGCCGCTGTTGGTGCGCCCTTAGTACCAGGCTTACGCATCTTCTCTTTACTGCCTGCTGCAATACGAGCTTTCTTAGCGTGTATGTTAGCGTACAAGCCACCACTAGAATAACCACTAGCGTAGATAGCCTTGCCTTGCTTCTCAGCCTCAGCTTTAGTGTTGTAGACCTTACCAGTCTTACCCCACTTGTAGCCACCTTTTACTTTATGTACTGGCATAGCCTCTCACCACTTCACCTTATCAGCCCAGTAAGCTGCACTCATCTTACCCTTAGAGATGTTCTTAGCGTGTCTAGCTTTAAAGCTTGCACGTTTCTTCTTCATGCGATCAGATTCACCCTCTTTAGGCTTGCCTGCTGTGGATGCTCCCTGCTCACCAAAGCGGATGAGCTTAATGGTGTCACCTTCCTTGGCAAGGACAGCGTGTGACTTGGTAGGGTGTTTAGGGGTACGCTTGGGTTTGTTGTAACCTGCAAACTTCTCACCTCTATAATCAATCGCCATTACGCTTTACCTGCTTTGCTATTACGAGGGAAGCTACGGTTCTTAGCTTTTGTAGTTACTGCTAGGTTAGAGCGCTTATTATTCTTAGGGTTGCCATCCTTGTGATGTACGTCTTTGCCATCACCCTTCCTAACAGCACCACCAGCAGAGAGTTTAGCACGAGCAGAGTTACGAGATGCACGTTTCTTTACCTGAGCAGGCTTACCCTGGTAGTTAGCATACTCTTTCTTATAGTCTCTAGCCATAGTCTCGCTCTCTATCGGGGTCTAGTACGTCATTACGATGAAGTAGACCTTCTAAATACATCATTCGTTCTACGTAATCTAAGGTTAACTCTCTATCAGGGAAGACTTCCTGTAGGTGTGCTCTAGTGTAGAACACTTCACTACGAGGAATGTGTACACGCTGGAAAGCTCTTACATCATTTGACGCTAAAGCAGAGTAAAACTCTTCTAATACGGAATCAGATGCGTATAGTTTTATTTGTTTAGACATGAATGTCAATACTTTTATTATACAAAGGGGAGAAAGTGGTACGTGCCGCAAACTAAGTTTGAGGAGAGTGAGGGAGGAGAGAGTATTACTTAGAGTGTAACACGTACCAGTTAATGTAACGTTGTTTTATTTTATTATGGTTACATTAAATAAAGTATATACGAATGTTTATTACACTACAAGTGTTAAATTGTAATAATATGTGATTATAGAGTATTACTCTAGAGTTATAACTTACCTATGTCCACTATCCTTTTTGTAACACTCTCTTATAGAGTAATACTCTTCTTTATTTATTACTTTACTTTAGTTTTAACTCTAAGAGTAATACT